CTGTCGGCAACTTTATTGCATTTCCGTATGAGATACTTAGAACAGGTGCAAATACAATTGCTCGTGGTGTCGATGAACTAGCAAGTGAGAGTGCAAGTATTCGTAAGATAGGGCTGCGTAGACTTACAGGGGCCATTACCACGTTTGGTGCGTTACCTGCTGCTGTGTCCGCTGCATCTTACGAACTGTCAGGTGTGTCCGAAGAAGAGATGAAAGCATATCAGCGTTCCTTGGCTCCATCTTGGGAGAAGAATGCAAGGCTGGTGCCAACAGGTAGAGACAAAGAGACTGGCTTACCAACCTATGTAAATTATAGCTACTCGAATCCTTATGATATGCTTGAGAAGATTGCCATTGCTGCAATCAACAAAGCAGAACAAGGACAAAGAGAAGGAAAGAGTGGTGGAAGAATTGTATTTGAAGCTGCCAACGAATCGATGCGTGAGTTGTTTGCACCGTTTACAGAAGAAGCAATCATCACCGCTAAACTTCGTGACGTATTTGATCCTGAATCTGAAACAATTGGACTACGTCAGATCGGTCAACTGATAGGTGGTCGTGGGGGCAGGACTGTCACTGGTGCAAAAGTCTATAATGAAGAAGACTCCGCCGGAGACAAGCTTGCAAAAGGTTTCGCACATGTCATAGACGGCATACTTCCTTCAGCCATACCGATAGACGTAAGATCAGGAGAGTTCGAGATTAGTAGATTTGGACGAGGTGTGGTTTCTGGTCTTGGACTAGAGGGTCTTGGTATATCTACCAAGGATCGTATGCTAAGAGAGCGTGAACTTTCAAAGGAACTGGCTCGAGCTTTTTCAGGCATCACAGAAAACCCTGTCGAATCTACAGCACTAAAGTTCAAAGGATATGAGTTTTCAAGAGCCAGAACAAACGCTAACAATATATTCACCACGATATCTAATCGAGGCAACGCAACGTCACAAGATTTTGTGAATGCTTATCGACGAGCTAGTGAAGCATCATTTCGTGTTCAAAGCAGAATGTTTAATATTATTGAAGACATGAGACTATTGGGTATGAATGATCGTCAGATTAGAAAAGTATTTAAAGACGCAGGAATCGGTGGCATAAGAAATGTCATGCGTGGTCAATTTGATCCGATTAATATCAGCCCAACTGTCCGTAAAAACGTACGTCGCAATGAGTTAGATCTACCAAGAAATGAAATTAACAGTATTAGAAGAGAGTTTCGCAACCTACCGCTGGGGACAATGAGTCCACCCGAAGAAGAAACTCCTACCTCGAACCTTGATGCTTTGTTACAAGCACCTACAATAGCACCGACCCAACAAGTTGCTGCTGCTGGCGCTCCTCCGTCCGCAGCGCAAGCGGGGGTCGCACCCCTTGGCGGCTCCCGCACCCCTTCTGCCGCTAACAACCCACAGCTTCAACAGCAGCTTGCCGGGGGAGGCGATCCGATTGCTGCTCTTAAAAACTTACAAGCAACAGGAAATATATAATGAACAAGGACAAGTTACGCGAAGAGATCGCGGAAGATGAAGGGTGTAAGTACGAGATTTATCTCGACCACCTTGGTCTGCCAACAACAGGAATAGGTCATTTAATTACTGAGTCAGATGAAGAGTACGGTAAGCCCGTCGGCACAGTCGTTGAACAAGAGCGAGTCAAACAACTATTCACTTTGGACATGGCGGTGACCATCGATGAGTGCAAAGTATTGTACCCTGACTTCGATGACCTGCCCGAAGAGTGTCAACACATCATTGCAAACATGATGTTCAACATGGGCAGACCCAGACTTAGCAAGTTCAAAGGCATGAAAGCCGGGGTCGATGCCCGTGATTGGAACGCCGCAGCCGACGAAATGGTGGACTCGAGGTGGTACACGCAGGTTCCTAACCGTGCAAGGCGCTTAGTCGATAGAATGCGTGCTCTAGCAAGTGACTGAAAACACTAAATAAAAACATCGATTCTCGTGGACCTCGTGAACAACGGACGTACCGTTATACCTTCAGGTCGCTGAGAATCGATCTTTTTCGGACTCAGCCTTTTGAATCAGGCTCTCAACTTCATGAAGTTTGCTGATTGCCTCATCGATCAGGCCGGACTCGTGCTTCAAGAACAACTGAGTCACAGCCTGGACCGCCTGACTTACCGAAATCTTTGCTTCAGAGAAGTCGTTCATTTTTTCTTCGGTGGCCTGCCGCGCTTCTTAGCCTTTGGTGGACGACCACGTTTCTTGGCAGGTGCTTTGCCGCCCTTCCAAGCTTCGTTGATGGTCGGAGTCTTCTTATCGTCCGCCATCAAACGTCCGTCTTTATCTCTTGCTCTCTCCGGTTTCTTAGTAAGACACGGAAAAAACAAGTTTACAAACTTATCCCATAGATTCATCGTCTATCTCCTCAATAGTTTTATTCCATATAAATATGGGTGTCCTTTCTCCTACATAGGAACCCACCACGTTGTAACCAAAGTACTCAACAGCCTCCTCATCTGTCATACCCTGATCAATAAGAATTTGTATGCACTTGTCAGCATCGTATGCAACAAGGCTTGGATCACCACATCTTTCTGACGTGCCAATCACCGCTTCTTCAAATCCTGTAGCTAGCACTAAGCCTGAACTCATCCTACTTCTCCCCAATTTTTACCTAGTTCTGCATCAACCTCGAACGGCACCTTCAAACCTGGCACACAAGTTGACATGATTTCAACAATCTTATCCGACTGTTCCTGACTCTCGACGCTGAAGCACAACTCGTCATGCACTGTAAGCATGGGTGTCAGTCCCTCTGCATGACAATCTACCATCGCTTTCTTTGTCTGATCGGCACTCGAACCTTGGATCAGTTTGTTCAACGCTTTGTATGTAAAGGCACGACGTATCATACCCTTGCCGCCATACTCTTTGATTGCCTCCTCGAGCTTCATGGCTTTGTTAAATCCAAATGACCGTGGCTCCCACATGTCAAACCTGCATTTACGCCCCAGCCATGTGCGTATCGAACCGTTCTTCGATGCTGTATCTGCTGCCAGATCAGCTATACCTTTCACAAATGGCACTCTTTCATGGTACTTCTCGAGCAAAGCCTTGGCCTCGATCTCATCGATGTCCATGACACCAGCCAGCTTCTTACGCCCCATGCCATACATGATCCCCAGATTTACAGTCTTGGCTTCCTTGCGAGTGATGTCTGCCAGATCTGCAACCATCTGATGGAAGTCAGCGTTGCCCTCATGATACATATCAATTACACTGTCTATCTGAGGGTGCCTGTGTACGCCCGTTAGTTGAGCACAGTAATGTGCCAGCCACCGTGGCTCTTGTGATGCATAGTCGAAGCTGCCCCACTGTGTGCCCTCTTCAGGCAAGAACAAGCCACGGATCATAGACTTTATCTCTGGATCTCTGGCCGGAATCTGCTGTAGATTTGGGTGACTCGATGAGAATCTGCCAGTCACCGTGCCACCTTCATCAGAGCGAAGCGGATTGAAATCACAATGGATACGACCGTTACACGAATGTTCAAGTATTGTCTCAACAAAGGTCGTGTTGGCCTTGTTAAATTCACGCAATTTCACAATCTTCTTTGCGATAGGATGCGAATGATTGCTAAGAAACTGCTTTGTAAAGGAGGGAGCATCCGTGCCTTCTGTCCTATGGTATTTAAGACCAAGGGCATCGAACGCCTTTGCTACAGATGCAGCCGCCCACGGCTCGACCGTCACCCCGGTATCGGCCCGTATTTCTTCTAACAGTTTCTTTTCTCGTATCTGTAAATCCTTTTGTATCTTCTCTGCCCCGTCGATATCGACACGCACACCTTTAGTTTTCATCTCAAGAAGCACGGGTAACAGATTGGATTCCAACTCAAATATGCTTGTGACTTCATCCTGCTTGATGTCCACACGCAGCCTGTCCCACAGACGCAGAGTCACAGCAGCATCCTGTTCTGCATAGCTGCCCACAAACTTCGAGGGCAGTCGCCACATGTCACTTTTCGGATCTACATGATACATCGCCGCCGCAGCCCGTAGCATCTTCTCGTTTTTGTACTCGCCAAGGTATTCGCCTGTTAGCGAGTTGAGATTGTAGAATCTACGGTTCTCATTCAGCAGTGGCGCGGCTATCATGGTATCGATTATTGGTCCTTGAACCTCGATCCCTGCCCAGCGCAGCCAGCCCAGATCGTACATGGCATTGTGCATGACCTTCTCGATCTTGGGTGTGGCTAGTTGTTTCTTCAGCCAGTTGACTACCAGCTTCTCCGGCAGGTTGCCATCTTCGTGACGCACAGGATAGTAGCCAACGAAATCACCAGCCGCTACAGCGTAGCCTATGACATAGCCATCATCCCGGCACCACCCAGGCCCCAGTGTTGTTATGTTCGGATCTCTTGTTTCCAAGTCGATTGCTATACGATCATACCCTGTAAGATCAGGAAAGGATGACGGCGGCTCCCACTCATCATCACCAAAACCAAGGGCAGCTTCTTTGACATCAATATCAAGAAGGTTCATCTGCTTATCCATCGTTTATGATCTCCCCTCCAAGGGCTGCATAACCTATGATGTCCACCCATGAGTCATCCTTTGTTATGTCCTCGCTTAATCTAGCTAATTTGAGTCCCACCATGCAAGCTACCACCTGTTCAGGCGTGATCTCCTGTTTGAGTATGATGCTCCATATCTTTGCTATGCGCTCGTGGTTCTTTCTGGCCGGGCCATACTCCTTGGCTCTTGGACCGTTGATAAGCTCTTCTGCTGTCTTCAAAAAGAATTGTCTGTCTTTCATAGCTGAAACCCGTAATGTGATTGTGATTCGATAATATGCAGGGACTTTCGAGCACGAGTCAGGCCAACATAAAATGTCCTGATCTCAGCGTCCTGATCCCTACTCTCAGCACAAGCCCTCGAAGAGTCGAGCAGCAGAGCTACGTTGTCTGCTTCACCACCCTTGGCTTTGTGTATGGTTGATATCTTTATGCGCGGCTTGCCTGTCAAAATAGACTCGCCCATCCGGCGCACAGATGTAATGTATATCCGCTCGTTCTCCGACACCCTCAATACCTCATGCCATGGTGTATCGATCTCTGCTTTCAACTCACCCATGCTTTTGACATCGCTGAAACTGTATGTCTCTTCGGCATCCAGATTACCTAATTGCTTTCTGCCTCGCTTAGTAGTGGCATCCGCCACCAACAGCGTCGATAGTTTCTTGACATCTGCCGCAGACAGAAACCTGCCCTTGCACAGATCCAGCCACATCTCGATACCGTTCAACACGTTTGGTGATATCGACCAGCCCGACCCTTCGCGCCAGTACAGATAGCCCTGATCCTTTAGATCACTCGCCACTTTGTTTGCGATGTAGTTTGTTCGAGCCAGTATCAACCACTCGCCCGTCCTGATATCTACATCCGTGATATCCCGGTGCCATGTTATCGAACCTTGATCCTCTGTGCCTGACCACGTCTTGTCCTGTCTTGTGTGCAAACGCTTGACCAGATTGTTAGCTTCGGCATGTATCGATATGGGCAAGCGGTATGACTTATCGAGCACGATCTTGTTAGGGCAGGCGTTCAAGAAATCTTTTACATCCACACCCATCCACGAATAGATGCACTGATCATCATCCCCGGCGTAGTAAATGCGCTTGGCATTGGGCTTCATAACCTCATGCACCATGCGCCACTGTAGCGGAACTAGATCTTGTGCTTCGTCCACAATCAGAACATCGAGCAGCGGACTGTCACCTTGGCTGATGAACGCCTCGATCATGTCCACAAAATCTACCTTGCCTGTTTCTCTTTTGTAGCCGCGCAACACCTCGTCTACCAGCTTGAGTTGCTGATAATGGAGCCTACGATCAGCCGCCTCGTTGAATTGTTGCTCGATACTCACTCCTCGAACCCGTGCCATCTGTATAATAAACAAGTATGAATCACCGCTCTTGCCGGGGCTGAACAACAAACCGTCAGCCATGGTAACTGACGAGTTCGAGCTAAACTCAAGACCCAACAGCTTGCCAATCTTGGTGTAATCTTTGCCAATCAAAACCTGCTTTGGCGCTAAACCCATATACTGAAACGCAAAGCTATGTAGTGTGCGGAACCAGACCATCTGATTCACATCCATATTCAGCTTTGCCGCCGCCCTGTCTCGAGCTTCATCGGCTGCTTTACGACTGAACGATACAAACGCTATGCGTTCAGGCGGTGTGCCAGAGTCTAGCTCTTGCTGCACGATCTCGATGAGTCTTGTTGTCTTGCCCGTGCCTGGGGGTCCGAAGATTGTAGTTTCCATTAGAACGGCACCTCACTATCTCGTACCTCGATACTTGGAACTTGGATCTCTCTGTTAAACGCAGGCACCCACCAGACTCGAAGTTGTTTCGACTCACCCTTGGTTGTCTTGAATCTTTTGTGACCATTGGCAGAGCCACCAGAATTCATTTCTTTGAGTCGCTCCTGAATCTGACCCCGGCTGTATGTGTCGAACTTGTTGTTACGCAGATACTTCATCAACGCCTCGATCTTGAAGTATGTCATGTTGTCTTCTTCATCAGTGAACGGCTTGCCCAGACTGATCTCTTCGGCTGACTGTGCCTGTACCCGGCCATCACAAAATGCCTCGAGCAGATCCATGAACTGCCCTTTGTATGTCAGTTCCTCTGGCACCTCGATCTCACTCATGTCTTCCATCATGATCGATACAATGACCTGCCACTCTGCCAGCTTCATCAGCGGTGGCATCTTACGGATCTGTTCCATGCAGGCTTTTTGAAATCGTTGCGGTGTTTGCAGATCATCCGTTGTCAGTTCGACACGTTGTCCTGCTACGTCACAGAACCACACAGGCGGTTCAGATTTGACGACACATAATCCTGATATATCTACGTTCGAGGCATGACCACCGATGCCATACTTCTTTGTCTTGCACAGGCTCTTGTTGCAAAAACTTTTGAGTGGCTCCTGATCACACGGGAAACCATACTCTTTCTTTTCATGCTGAGTCTGGATCGTCACAACCTCTGATGCTGGCAGAGGCGGCGTACAAAACTTGTTGTTTATTTCCTCGAGCCTTGACTTCCAGTTGTCTGGCTGTTCTTTCTTGCAGCCCACGGCTGCTGCAAACATCACTGTGTTGCGTGTACCTTCGGGTATACCCTGCCCAAACATACAGTTCAGGCAGGGTGCCCATTCATTGAACTCATCAATCTGTTTGCCAAAGCTCAAACCAACAAACGTCTCTGGCTCCACAGTCCTCCCATCGACAAGTTGCAAGAATTCTTTTAGTGATGCAGGCTCTCCGTCTTCTTTAATCGCATAACGGAGCGTCTGTTTCGCATCAAAGTACGGAAGGTTAATAAAGTTCCCAACATCACCACGCTCGACAATAATCTGTTCCTGCTTTGGAAATACTTCACACCCACCATATCCAAGATACGATGAAATCTCTGATGCTTTGTCACGAAACTCTCCTGCACTTATGTAGGTCTTGAAGAAAAAGAATATGTGTGCACCACCAGACTTGGATCTACAGACCACCGCCGGGACTTCCATCTTGCGTAGCTTCTTGTCAATCGCAGCCAGATCAAGTGGATACTGATCGATGTCTAACGCACCAAACTTGCACTCATTATTCTCATTGATCGGTATCGAACCTACACCGCCCTCGCCTTTGAGGTGACCAGCAATAAGTTCAATTGTAAGTGGTTTGCGAACGATGACAGACTTAGCCTTTTGTTTGCCAGCCCTTCGTTCATTCGATATCTGTGTCTGTCCATGTGCCGCACCAAAACCCTCAAACGCAGCCATGAACCGTTGTAGGTAGCTCATGGGTATTCCCCTTGTTGGTTTGGGGTGCCGTTAGTTGATACCTAGACGACACCCCAAGAGGTTTAAAACGGTACGTCGTCGGAGTCGGATGTGCTCTTCTCCTCACCAGTTCCAGTTTTAATCTCACCAGCCTTGAAGGAATTGTACAGATCACGGGCTTCTATGATCGCTTCAGGCCTTACGCTATCCATTTCTTCCTGCGCTACTGCGTAGTTGAACCACGAACCTTTGTCGTTGCTCTCCTGCACAGAGGTTAGTCTCCACGGCACAGCCCACATCGGTGGGTTGAACGCACCTTTCTGCGGATGCTGAATCTTCAGACCAGCCCGGCGAGTATTCCACTGCTTGGCTATCTTCATCTGAGTTTTCTTCATGTCGCAGATCATCTGGATCGTCGAACCATCACCATCGATACCCAGCACAAGGAACTGAGCAGACCGGACAAGCTCATTACCGTTTGGCAACATCTCAACAGATCCATTACGCTCAGTCTTACGGATATCAGGATCATCGGCATTCAACTCACCCATGAACCCACCACCAGATTCACGGAGTTGGAACTCCAGAAACTTAGTAGTATAGGCACACATCAGTACAACAAGACCCTCATCGGCCTCCCAGTACTGACCAGTCACCGTATTAAAAATATCACCTGCCGAAGCACCCTGAATAAACTTCGGGTCCGTCTTCAACAGTTGCGGAGATAGCGGCTGAAGAATACGCAGAAACGGAATCTGCATATCCTCTGCACCGATAGTCTCCATACCCTCACCCTGACTATCAAACAGGTCATCCATTAGATTTGCCACCGCAGTGGACTTTGCATTTGCTACATTTGCCATGATTTTAGCTCCTCGATATCTTGGCTTCTGTTCCAACATGAATTCCGAACGTCTCGAAATCGATCTCTTGACCCTTCTCAATACGCTCCTTTGCCCATGCTTTTAACTTCATGGGGTGAACGTGTGTCTTCTGGGCTGGGTCAAGCCCCTTGTTTCGGAGTTCATCAACGACGGCTCCTGCCACATTATCCTGTCCTGCATTAAAGGACACAGTCACATCATTCTTGATAATGTCACCTTCGCCGATGGAACGTATCCAAGCAAAAGCCTCATCACGTTTTTCATCGCTAATTCTAGCGTGAACAAACTGGCGCAGCTTCACCTTGTTGCCATCAACTTCAATGCTGTCCATACCCATCTCGTTCATAAGAGCAGGTATGTCCTCTTCGTTGACTTTTCTTTTACGATATTTAAGATCCTTCAGACGCTGCTCTGTTGCAGCAATGTCGTCCTCGATCTCCATAGACTGACGAACCAGAGTCGATAGCGTACTACCCTTCTCTGTGCTCACCTTGTCGAACTTCTGGGCATCGACCTCCTCATCAATCAGCGAGAATATATCGCTCATCTTCCTTCTCCTTCGTTAAAGTTTAACCCCTTCGGGTACAATGCAGACCGTAAAGCCTGCCCTCCGCTTGGTCAAGCGGATTCCTTCCGTCTTTCTTTCGACGAAACTTTTATGCTGAGTCTCTCAGCCTCCTTATCAATCAACCATGTAAGCTGCATTGGCACACTTCTGTGCTCTCTGTCAGCAATCTTTTGTATGAGATCATAAGCCTCATGAGTCACTGATATTGATTTGTATTTCGTATGATCTGGCATTAAAAATAGCCTCCTTAAAACTAGTTTTCACAACTTATCCTATCTATCTTTGGATTGTCAAACAATACATAGGATTATTCCTTACGAGGCGATAGCTCGAGCCATTGCCTTGCTTCTTCACCCAGTGTCTTTGCTGACAGATCGATCTTGGCTCGAAGAGTCTTAACAATATGCTCATCGACCGTGCCCTTCGATACGAAGTCAACATAGGTCACTGTATTCTTTTGACCGATACGATGGCATCGATCCTCCGACTGCACCCGTGTCTCCAGATTAAAATCATTTGCGTAGTAAATTACGTTAGTCGCCGCCGTCAATGTCAGGCCGTAGCCTGCTGTCTGTGGGTTGGCGACAAAGAACCTTGCATCTCCGAACTGAAAGTCCTGGATGGCTTTCTGTCTGTCTTCATCCGATGTGTCACCATAGTAGTTTACAGTCGAGTCTGGGCCGTATGCTTTCTTCAGCGCGGCCTCAATGTTTCGTATGTCATACCGGAACCTCGACCAGATGATCACCTTGCCTGACATCTCCTCGATTGTCTCGAGCAGCGCATCGATACGTCTGGTTTTGATCTCAACCAGATCACCGTCGTCTGTCATCAGGTGTCCACACAATACCTGCTGGAGTCTGAGCAACTGTGTCATCACTGCCGGAGCCGACACCAGATCACCATCATCGAGCAATGCAATAGCCGCATTCTTCAGTGACATGTAGTGCTTGATCTGATCGTCTGTCAGGCTGACGTGCCGGACTGTGTAGATCTTGTCGGGCAGATCGAGAGCTTCATCCTTTGTGACTCGATACGAAAACTTCTCGAGCTTGGTACTAAGCTCATCGAGATTTCTGTACCCGACGATCTGCTGGAAGCTGTGCCCACCCATGCGCTGTGTGCGTGTGATGGCATACCGCCCTTGGAATGAATAGAACGACTCGAATCCAAGCAGGGCTTTGTCCATGAATCCACATTGCGCGTATAGATCCATCGGCGATTTCGTAACGGGCGATCCGGTAAGTATACGCCGATACGATGCTGCTTTACCAAGTGCAACCAGAGCCTTAGTCCGTTTGGCTTTCGGGTTCTTAATAGTTGTTGACTCATCAACCGCAAGTAGGAAAGTCGAGTCTCGAACAAACTTCTCCACGAATGCTTTGAGTTTTGTTGTTGCAAATCCCTCCACGTTGACCAGCAGGATGCGGAGCTTACCACGCTCCTTGATACCTGATACGAGATGTTCTTTCTGAGTCTTGTTCGGGTTCGGATTCCAAACATAAACCTCACGTTCAATGTCGTCGTGCAGGTGGGCTGGGATCTCCGACGTTTGCCAATTGCGATAAACACCTTTGGGTGCAACGACAATAGCGGTGTCGATCTTTTTGTTTTCGTACAGCCATGCCATGTTGTCGATAAGAACTTTTGATTTACCACAGCCCATCTCCATGAAGTAAGCGTAGTTTATCTTATCGTATGAACGCTCGAGCGCAACGCGCTGATGCTCATACGGCTGAGTCTTATATTTGAATTTCATAATCGCCCCTTGCTTATTCCCCTTGCAACTTTGCCAAAGCCACCTTCGCTTTGTTACGCATATCCATGTAGACCTCAAGCCTCTTTCGAGTCTTCTCTGCCTCACGATACAGCCCTGAGTCCATGAGCAATGTCAACTCATCGTCCAGAATGCGGATGATCCTATCCATCGACTTTGTATTACTCATGCTACATCAACCTCGTCTTTTTCATCACGCAGGATACGAACCATCTCTTCGATGTAGGCTACATCCAAACCTATGTTCTCAGTGCAACCACGGTAGCGGTTGAGCCATGCCGCCAGCGACACACCTGCCTGCCTCCGCAACTCAGCCTGCGACTCCTCGTTCTCTGGATCGAACGGCTCGTATCCGCCACCCTCTTTGCGCTTTGCTACAGGCGAGATGTACGCAGGGTATTCAATCGTCAACACCTTGTCGCTCTGCTTGATATCTGTCTGTTCGACCACGATCCTAAGACCGCTTGCCATGCGTCGTGCCATATCGATACGCCACTGCCTAGCCGCCGTTGCATCATCGATGCCATAGAAGGCATCATACATTTCATGCTCCGGCTGACCAGCCAACCAGTCAACGAACTCATCTGGCTTGAACATGTTAAACCCTGTTACCTGTAGGTACTCATCGATGATTCTTTGTTTAGTCTTCCTTGCAAAATTACTCATTACTTTCTCCTTGTTAAAAATTTACTTGACCGCCATAACCTAACGCACCGGAACACGCCACACCCAGCCTCTCCTTACCTTGACCGCCTAGCCATGCCACGCCTAACCCCAACCCAACACACGCCACCCGACCACGTCTCACCATAACCGCCTAGCCATGCCACATCAGGCCGCATCCAATCACGCCACACCTCAACCGCCTGACCTGACCTCGCCCCAACCTACCTTGCCCCAACGCACCTGTCCTGACCACAACCGCCCAACCTTGACAGACCAAACCGTCCTTATCGCAACTTTCCACACCTCAACCGCCTTGCCAAACCCAACCGGAACTAAACATGCCGCGACGTGCCCCGCCTGCCGCACCGTAACCGCCATACCTGACCCGAACCGACCATGCCCGAACCTACCATAACCGCCTTACCAGAACCGACCTCACCTCGCCGTGCCATACCTCACGCCCCCATGCCATAACCGCCGTAACTGTCCCAACCAAAACCGACCCAGCCGCGCCATACTTCACCACAACAGACCTCAACCGCCGTGCCATGTCTGACCCGAACCTACCCTAACTGACCTCGCCACAACCGCCGTAACCCGCCGCGCCTCGCCATTCCGAAACTTACCTCGCCACACCATATCTCTCCGCACCATAACCGCCTCAACTCTCCATAACTCACCATGTCCCACCCGAACACACCATGACCGCCACAACCCACGACAGGGATATGCTGCAACGCGCACCAATGATGCGCGTTGCCCCATGTCTAATAACTAAGCAGCCCTCCGCAACCGCTCTTCTTGTAAGAACTGCATAAGCTCTGCTGTTTCCTGATCCGCGCACTCTGGATTGTCTCGAGCCGCTTCTTGAACCTCGCGACCCTCTTGCATCAAGATATCCCAAGACTCCTGATGCTCTTCATCCATGCTGAATTCACCACCTGCACTGGCACCAGCTATCGTAAACGTACCAAACGAACCGCGACCCTTTTCCTGTCGGAAATCACCAAGACCAATCAACTGTCCTGCGTTCGCTACCAGTGCCGATATTGAAGCATTGCTGAATGTTGGCGTAACAAACCGGATCTCGATCTCAGCGCACCAGTCTGGCAGGTACGCTCGAGTCCGCATGTCAGGTGTCTTGTTCATGTCAGCAGAACGAACCACATCGATCTTCAAATAGGGCTTGCCCCATATGTTGATGTTGGTCTGCGGCAGGAAGATCAAACGGTTGACGCTTGTCTTGTTTACACCTGCCGTTTCCAGTGCGGCTGTAGCCATCGCACCTTTCACACCTGCCGCCGGAAAGCACAACAGTGTCTTGCCCTTGGGTTGCGTATGAAAAGAGTCTACGAACTCCTGCTCTGGATTGTGCTTGATCTCTTTCTTCTCAGCCGCAGTCTTACGACCTGCACCGACAAGTAGATCACGCTTTGCTTTTGATGACATACTATTAAAGTACATCGGTGTTTGTCCGATCAAACGTAACTTGATCAAACCTTGTTTCAATACCGGAATGTTGATTGATTCCGTAGTAGTCTTCTTTGATACTGCCATTTTCTTACTCCTCTAATAAATGACATTGAGTTTATGACACTAACCTCTCAAGATCCTGTGCCACGCCAAGGCTACTTTCATAGCCCTATCCAAATCCTCATCCTCTTTAGTATCAAGAGTCTTGAGTTTTTCGTTGATAACTTCTTCCATCACATGAACCGCATCAGACCAAGTTAGTTCCTCGATGGGTGTTGTTTCCGACTCTGTCAGCATTGACCCCTCCTTTGCTGAATTATCAATGATTGTCAGACCACAGGACGTGCACCTAGCCTGCGACTCATCGCTCACAGTGACTCGAGCCTCGCACCTTGGACAACGGCCATCCTCGATGACCTTGCCCCATGATCCATCCCCTTCAATGATCATTTGAATATTGCCTTGCGACCTTGTGTGTATTCCGATAGTGGGATGACGAATGCGCTTGGCTCTTCATCCGGCCACATACCAGACTCGATCTGATTGAAACGTAACTCTTTGAAGTCGTAATCGACCTCTGCCTGCGCTTCAGCTTCAGTATCATAGACCTCGATCTCACCTGCCGACTCACCCCAAGCTTGCCAGCCTTCACACATCGTGTCTTCAACGATCACATATTTTTCTAATGACATGTCTCATCCTCCTCGTCAGTCAGATTGTTCAGGGCACACACCATCGATGCAGTCATGTGCCGCATCATCTCATGCGTGTTGCCCATGTTGTTTTGCATAGCCAACGTCAGTCCTGCGGACATCAGCAGATAGGATGCAAAGTCCACGTCCAGATCCATTGACTCGAACTCACGCAACAGATCCTGCACCTGCCTGCCAGCTTTCAACTTGTCCTTTGCCTCAGTCACTATGGTTACTCCAATACTCGTTCCAATCTTCTGCCAGAATATCCATCAAGTCGGTCAGTGGCACATGATCCATCAGATGCATGTGGCTTTCCATGCGGCTCGAGAACTCGTGCCATGTCTCGCACTCACCAATAACCGCATAGATTTTGTCGTTGAACTGCTCCTCTCGATCCATCATCCATGCCTTGACCTTACCCATGTGCAGTCTCCTTGAAAAATGTACCAGCCGCCTTCTTAGCGTTCCTGATAGTACGCTCCTCATAGCCCCACAGATCCTCGCCCTTGCCGGATCTGAACAGAGACGACAAGCCAACGCCAGAAAATATATGAGTCTCGACTCTACGAAACGTGCCGTGCCGATCAAAGTCATCGGCTC